AACAACCAGTGGCTTTAACACCTATTCTGATTCCAACACCCTGGCCCCGTCTGGTAATGCTCTCATTGATTTGTTTCGCTGCATTTTCGGTCAATGTAATCATATTAAACTCCGTTAACATTTACAACACTAAAAGTATTATTGTTTCACTATTACTTATGGTCGGTTATGATCGGCCACGTTGTAACCAATACGGCCACGTTTAACTGGACGTCGTAATACTGCACCTGTTGTACTTGCTGATGAGCCAGTTATTACACCACCTACTACTGATGCTGCTGTAACTGTACCAATGGCACTTGTTGCTGGACCGATTGTTACACTGCCAACAACTGATGCTGCTGTTACTGTATCAAAACTTCTTATTCCGCCAATCTTCATTTCACCACTGTACATACTTTTTGCAAAACGAGTTGCTACATCTGAATTTAATTCTGTAATTGGATGACAGATAGAACCCCGCGTTTCGAAAGTATAATGGAATTGAGTATAATCATAATGTGAGAATATTTTAACGTTAGGGTCAAAAAATGGGTTATTTCCTTTACAATTCTGAAGATCGTTAATTAAAGCTCTTAGCATCTCTGTAGATAATTTAAAAATTTCATCTATATCTTTTGGAAAATAAGTCCGATTATCTAAATGCATGATATAACTTTTATTGTACACCTGATTATTAAAAGGAGGAACCCACCCATTGGAATAATTAATGTCAGATAAATGTTCCTTACCTTCGGCGGATCTAAGCCAAGGTAATATAATACATGGAATTTTTAATACGTGTGCTAAATGTGCCATTCCACCTTCGTATCCAATCATACATTCACAATGGTTGTTTAACAAAAATATTTTGTCATCTAATAGCATGTTTGAATCTAATGTTAAAACATCATATCCTGCTAATTTTATTTGAGCAAATAATTTTGCATATTGATCTATTCCATAATGACGATTTCTAGGAAATCTAAAATTTGCCGATTCTTTTTCAAATTCATCTGAAAAAAATACCGAATCGGGATCCAGATTACGGTAACAGGCAATACCTATATATTTTTTCTTTTTTTCTGCGGTAGGATATTTATTGCCTTTATAATTAATACTATCTACATTAAAATAAGGGGCAAAAAATTTATCAGAATCTGTAATACTATTTTCAAAATAATCCCAATCGTTGTGAGTGTTATCTCTAATAATTTTTATCTGCGCAATTGACAATGTGTTTATTAAAACGTCAATAGTGTTATGTAAAGTATGATTTCCATGAAACTCTATTGCTTGTCCGCTATGAATAAGCATAGACAAATGCCCTAATATTGTACCAAGTCCACGATTAATATTTGTTCTAATTATTATAGGCATTGATCTTCATTTATTTCTATCAGATCAATGATTAATACCCCACTGACTGTGGGCCAAAATTCTTTGTTTCTTTTATCCAACCAATTAGACAATCTTGGCCGTAATCTGTTTTGAATTTGTTAACAGCAATAAATTCATTTTCTGCATCCACCCGAATTTTAAACTGTTTAACTTCGCCAGTGCTGCGGTCTGTTGTTTTTATAAAAGCTTCCCAGGTTTTCATTTAGTCTCCTACAGTATATTATACTGTATTTAACACCGGGTGTCAACCAATTATTGCATGCGACGCATTGCAGATTTGGCAGATTTAGATACCACTTGCTGTGCTTGCGGAACACTCATGTTTGATGGCCCAATGTCGGCACCACGAAAACTGATCATTCCAGATTCCTGATCAATTGGCTCTAATAGAGCATCCAATGGAGGGCTATTTAGGATTTGACCAATATTTTGATCGGTAATATTAATTCCAATACTCTTAGCTAACTGTATAAAAGCCTGTTGACTTATTTGTTTAGTAGAGTTAGAATTTTCGGCGCGGCCGGCAAGGAAATTGATGAGACCCATTAGTTTGTTTGGGTCTGCACCACCGTCGGGCTGCTCCTCTACTTCATCAATTCGCATTATCTACGACCGCGGCCCAGTGCTGCTCTTGGAGCAGGTGGAATTTCTTCGTCGCCCATTGGAGGAGCAATGTTTCCCATTTGTCCAAGTGCACCGCTCTCATCACCCATTGGGTCAACCCCGCCGGCTGCTGGGTCGCCCATGCCACCTAAGTCGTTTGCCGGTGCAACAGATTGACCTGTTACCACACCAAGTGCTTGTTCCATTTGTTGCTTTGAACTTTGCAGATTTTGAACTAGTCCAGTTAATGCAGCGCCAGCATCAGCATTGAATTGTTGTGATTGTTCTGGACCAACTTGATTCTTGATTGAGTCTACTAATGCCGGTAGTTCTTTGAACTGCAAGCTAGTGGTGTCTTCAATCATCTTTTGCATCTTGTCTACCATGTCTTGTGCAGCCAATACTACTTGCGCTTGTTGCACTTCGCTCTCTTTAAGCATGCGATATGCACGGCGCAGACTTTCTGTGGTCTTAGCCAATGCAGCAGCAGACACTAATTTTTGTTCGTCTGGGTTAAGGTTTTGTCCCTTAGCCGCTTTTTCTAAAGCTAGTTTAATCTTAGGATCTTTTTGTGCAGCAATCTCGGCAGCCGCATCTGTTGGTGGAGTAATAGCTCCTGGGACTGCTGCTGCGGTAGGTGCAGCACCAGGTGCTGGTGCTACTGCGAATTCGTTAAGTCTAGTAACTAGAGCTTGCTCTACCATTACTAGCTTGAGATAAGCTGGATTTTTCTCACTGTGATGGGAAGCAGGTTGGCGACGAGATTCACCTAGCACACCCCGTACTCGGGTGAGCATTTTACGGGCTTGTGGGCCAGTTAGTTTATGGAAGCTCATGTGCGAGCCAAAATAGCTCTCGAATACACGAGACATTTGTTTACTTGGCTTAGGTGCCGCTAATTCATGCAGTTTCATTTTGGAATCCTCTTAGTTGTAGATATTTAGCCGAGTTTAGACATTTTTCTAATTCGTTATTTAACAAAGCAAACTGCTCTATCTTTGGTTGTAGCTTGGTTAAAACCACCTCTACAAAGTCGCTGTTAGTGCTGCGGTCTGCTTGTGCTTTACTGACTTGAATGTCAGAACTCATTTCTTGCTTTTTACGATCTAAATTTTTAATGTAAATTGCAAGATTTATTTGATTGTATTTATCTGCCACACACCACGAAATTGCAATGCGTTTGTTGCCAAAGGCTGCAATAAGATCATTATTGATTGTGCGGACTTCATATTGATGTTTATTTGGAATTAATTGATATTTTCCAAATGCAATATAACTGTCGTTTTGATCTTTTAAAATCGTTGAATCGAGATTGCGTTTAAATTCGCGGGCAGCAAATCGATCTAATTTTTGTTCTTTATTCATTTTATTTCTAGTGTATTTATTGTAGAGAACCAAATGTTCTGATCTGGTCCATTGGTTACTAAATGAGCCGGGAGTCCTTTTGGTTCGCCCAAGTCGATTATCATTGGAATTCCATCACATTCATTGGCCAACCCATCGAGATTATTGATATCGCTATTTATACTGTATACTCCGGGAGTTTCTACTTCAAACACAAATTGCCAGCGTGAAGCTATCTGTGCAGGCGCCACAATTACCAATGGTTGCGCCCTTAGACTAATCATTTGCATAATAGTTTCGAAGTTACGCTGTTGATTTCTAGAACGGTTCCAGTCGTTTATATTTTGTATAACGCTGCCGGCTTGATCTGTGTATGGCACATTGGCGGTGCGAAAATGTGCGGTGGTACCAGTTTGCCTGCAATCAAAAAGAGTTCTACATAGTATTTGCATTAGCAGGTATTTAAGGACAAAGAAAAACCCTGGAATAAATCCAGGGTTATTCGTTACAATCAATAATTGATTATGAAGCTGCTAGTTTGAATCCGACGCCAGTAGCAGAGGCAATCGTGAAACCAGGGAAGGTAACATCAGCTGCTGTCAAGAATGCAGCAGCGTCTTCGAATGCACCAGTTGGGAACACACCAAAGCTAATCTTAGTATCGTCAACTTGGTACATTGCAACAGTAGAAGTTTGTTGAACTCCTTGAATTACAGCTGAAACGTAACCATTAACACCTTGCTCAGCAGCAAGCGAACCGCTAGCGACTACCTGGAAGAAGTCCAGCTTTGGGCCGGCCAGGTTAACTGGGGTGCCAGAACTGTCGCTAGTAGGATCTACCGGACCGTCCAATACGTCGATTGCGAATACTGGTTGTGCATCGCCAGTTGCTTTTAGATAATATGCCATTTTAAATTTCCTTTAAGTTATTGGGAACTCTGTCCCTGCACTTATTTAGTTATTTGTTAAAAAAACTACTATTTAGGATTATTTTGAGCACGATTTCTAGCGGTAAAATCAAAGCGATTCACCGCTTTAGCGTATCCAGCAGGGGTGGCCATTACCCATCCTTCATGTCCGGGATCCTTCAAATCCAATTGCTTTAAGATATCAAGTTTTAAATCGTGTAATAAGATAAACAAAGTAAATGCCACAGCAAGGCCTTCTTGGTTGCTAGATGGACTATTTAGGTATTCGATAATATTAGTGAATTTGCGGGGGCTAACCTTGGTCTGCAACCAATCCCCAAACTCTGCTAACAAGTTGTCAAAGTGTCCGGACCCAATTCTGTAGTTTATGTAATCAATGCATAGTTTGGCCAAATCTGTGATTTGCATGGCACGAAGTTCAGCAGGATTAAACAGCGTGTCAATGAGTGCACCTTTGCTACGCAATATGCCTTTGATTTGTTTAATCAATGCAGCATTTGGTTCCATTGATTTGCCTGCAATGGGTTCAATCAATAACAAACCGGGCACATCATTAAATGATACTCTGCTCAGTGGTTGTCGTGGCTCACCTTGATCAGCATACATTGAGTGCATAGCTATACCAATTTTGTTGTTGCCGATTCGTCGTCCAAGTGCAGACTTAGCTGGAATACGATATTGCACAGTATTTGGTTTAAACACATAATTGCCTTGTTCAAGTGGAGGTGTGTCCATATACAACAAGTCGCCCTTAACATAGCCGCGGAAGTTAGTAGGAGTTGCTGCTTCTAATATAGGAAATAGTGTGGCATACAATTGGATCAATTCATCTCGTGGCCCAGCACGAGTACGCTGTATATCGCCCATCATTTGCGGGCTTGTCGCAAGTCCATCGTAGCCCTTAGCTTCAAATCCCGAACCATCAGTTAATACAAACTCACTAGTAGCAGGTTTACGCCCAAATATCAATGCTGGCTTGCCATCCCACTTAACTGTAGTGGTATTGGGTTGTTGCGTAGCAGCGTCAACAATAGCAAGTGCGTCTGCCACTCCACTGCTTCCTCTGCGAAATACAAGGTCTTCTAAGTGTTCAATACCTTTTGCTCTACCACCTACTCCAGCAACCTCGGCTTCATAAAGTTGATATTGGTTTGTTTTCTCGTTGTCAATTAATGGCATCATGCCTTGATTAACGATGCGGTCCCGCAGGTTGGCCAGGAAGTTTACATCCGAATTTTCCTTGACAAGGTCCGGCGGTTGCAATCCTTCTCTATTAAGATACTCTTGAAAATCTGCTAATTTAGCGTCGCGGTTTTTATCTTTTGCTAATGCAGCATAAATGCTTTCTACATTTTTAAGATTTGCTCGTGTAGCATTTTTGCCCAATAGAATTTGAGCCACATAGTCTGGATCTTCGCCACCTTGTACAAGTTGATTAGTAGTGCGACTAAACATACCATTTGCACCAACTCTAAGTCCTGCTTGTTTTGCAATACTTGACATCAATACATTGCGGTGCATTCCTCTGTAAGTTGAGTCTTCTGCACCGCCGTAGTAGAACTGTCCCCAGTCTAAGTTAGGAAAAAACATAAAGTCTGATTGCACATAGCCATTTTCCGGTCTACCACCTATTGGAGTGCGTAGATGCACCTCGCCTTTTTTTACAACCCAGTTCTTGGGGTCTTCGCCGTGGCTTTTTGCCCATTGAACTAACTTTGCTGCTAGCTGTTCTTTGCTAATCTCGCTCGCATCAACTGCAAGATCCAGATCACCGCTTGTGGGTGTGCGGCCAGTGCTGCCCAACCAACGCTCGCGAGGGAATTCTAGTCCTGTTAATTGCTCTATCCACAGCACGGTGGCAGCGACATCGCTTTGGTTAATGCGAATAGTCAGTGGTCGACCGTCGGCGTCTTTGAATACATTGCCGCCTTCTACTAATAATCTCATATTTTTCCCATGTGTTTTTGTAGATGTGCATCAAACTCAGCTAGCATGCTAGCTACAACCGGATCAGTTGGACTCATCCGTTGTTTTTTTCGTTGCAGGCGGCTTCTAGCTGCTGGTGATCTTAATGTGGTATTAGTCTTACCATAGCCACTCGGCCCTGCATAATTAGGTGTAGTTGCCGGTTGCTTCTTGGCATATTTTTCCATGCCTGGTAATTTCATTACATTGTCAGCATCGAAGCCTGCTGGTTTACCTGTTGCAGATTGTGCCCTTGCCCTCTGTGCAGTCGATGGTGCGTTACGTTTTGCCGTTGGTATAACATCATCAAGGGCAGACGGTGGCCAGGACCTTGCTGGTGCTGCTGGTGCTGCTGGTGCAACTGTTCTCGCTTGCATTGCTCTCCGCCTAGCTAATATTTTAGCTGCTGCTACCTGGGCTGCTGTTGGACCAGTTGGCACAGTTGCTGGTACTGCTGGTACTGCTGGCACAGTTGCTGGCACAGTTGGTGGTACAGTTGGTGGTACAGTTGGCACAGTTGCTGGCACAGTTGCTGGCACAGTTGCTGGCACAGTTGGCACAGTTGGTGGCACAGTTGGCACAGTTGGTGGTACAGTTGGTGGTACAGTTGGTGGCACAGTTGGTGGTACAGTTGGTGGTACAGTTGGTGTCCTTGCTGCCCTGCGAGCCGCCCACTTCCGTCTTGCCTCTGCGTTCCGCCAGGCTTGACTATTTATAGGAGGATAGAACTGCATTAAACTCATGGCCTGATATGCATGTCTAACTAACTCTTCCCATTCTGGCACGCCTTCTCTTACTTTGACACCCATTACATTTGTTATATCTTGTTTGATTAAATTTACTAGCTTGTTAGCTTGTGTTCGTATATCTGGTGCAGCATCTACTAGTGAAGGCAACTCGTCGATATTTTTCTTAAGTTTGCCTCGCATGATTGTATTACGAACTGCTTTATCCAATAATCTACTTAACTCAATGTCGCGCTGCGGGTGTCCGGCTAGAGCTTGTAACGCTTCGTCCCATTTTTCTGCTTCTTGTTTGGCTAGCTGTCTGATCAGTGGTTCGTTCATTTTTGCAGCTTGCTCTGCACTAGTACCACGCATTGAAGGAGTTGTTAATCCTAAATGACTAGGAAGTCCAGCTTTAGCTAATATTTGACCACCGAGATTTTTGGCTACTGCACCGGCAGTACGGTAGATATTGCCTGGCATCCGGGCAGCTCCCCTTGCAAAAGTTTTTATACCGCTAACTACGCTTTCATTTGTGGGTTGTCGACGATGTATTTCATAAATCTTCATGAGTTCTCCTAACTGATCGTGAAAACTTACCAGTATCTTTTGTGCGAATAGCGTTGAGCAGTTTACGGGTTAGGTTTTCCGCCTGTAAGGGCTCGTATTCTTGCTCAATTTGTTCTAGTAATCTAATGGCATTGGCTATGACATTAGCAGCACGGTTTTCCAGGACCAAACGGCGATCACGCTCAATATACATAGAGTCTAGTTCTTCTAATATACTACGGGTGCGTTTTTGCATTATCTCAGAACCTTTGGCTTATTTATTTAAAATTACAAACTAAACTAGATAGTTTAACTTGTTTTAATTTTGTTTAACAAGTCTTTGAGCTTGACACTTTGCAATTCTGCTGTTATTTTAGGTGCTTGTTCCCATGCCGGGACTCCTGTTCCTCTTTCCCATTTATTAGATGATACACTGGCTTCAGCAGGACCAGCCGGGCTAACTGAACTCTTGGCTTTAATTGTGTCCATAATGTTAGGCTTTGCGAATCTGTTGTCCTCGTTTCCGCCCTCATCAGTAATGCGCATTGTTTCAATGTTATACTCCAAATCAATTTTTTGACCAACTCCGGTCGAGCTTCGTGACTTCATACACTGTATTTGATACTTGCCGCGTTCTTTCATTGCTCGACTTGTAAAAATACCAAATACATTGTCCGCAGTGTTAATTTTAGAGATGCCACCCGAAATGTGACTGTGGTCGAACTCAATTTCTTCTACGGCTGACCGATTTAATTGGCTCGCTGTGACCATCAGAATATCTAATTCTTTGGCCAAATTTCGTAGTTCTTCAGACACATATTTGTCCTTAACAAACAAATCATTTGGACTAACTTTTGCGCTAACTGGCATTAATAAATCTAAGTAGTCGACCATTATAAAGTCAACTTTCTTGCTGGTCTTTATTTGATATTCTTTTAAAAATGCACGAATGTCATTTATATTACTTTGCGCCGGCATTGATTTTACTTGATAACTGCCCGATTTTCTGCCCATTACTTTTACTTTAAGTGCAGCCGTTTCTTTGTCTTTGCGAATTTCTTTAGTGCCCATAGCTGCTAACATAGCCGCTGTACGCAAGCCAGTTAATCCTTCAGACAATTCCAAGGTAATGTAAACACCGTTCAAACCCATTTGCACCCAGTTCAATGCAATATTCATCATAACCAAACTTTTTCCAGACCCCGAGCCACCCGCAAAGATGTTTAACTCCGATTTTGAAAATCCACCGTAAAGTAGTCTGTCTAATTGCGGCCAGCCTGTTGAAACTTGCCCACCAGAGTCAAAGTATTTTGTAAACATAGCCTCAGGATCATACCAAAAGTCCAGACCCAAATCCTTGGTTAAACCAATCTGCACCGCATCCTTAATCAGTTTTTCAACTTGTTCAAACTCACCATTTTCCAGCAAGTCAACTGATTTTAAAATAGCTCGCTCAAGTTCCTGTCGCTTAGTAAAGGTCTCAAATTCTGACATAAACCAGTCATAGTGGCCTTCGTTTAAGTCCGGTACCGGCTGTAATTTGATACCAGTTGTAGCGGCGATTTGCACACGATCCGGTATAGTCTTGTGTTTGTCGCTGTGTTCTTTAATAAACGCGGCTGCCGGCCTAAGACTGCGGTCAAAATTTTCTGGATTATAAATGTTGACAACACGCACATAACTAGATGCGTCTTCGAGCATCATTTCAAGAAATAACTGTTGGACCTGAATTCCGTATTCTTTTAGCAAGTCTTCTTTTCCTTAATTCTATTTTGATTTTACTAGTTTCTCGTGCTTGCATTATAGTTAGCAGAGCACCAAGTTTCCCAAACTTTATTACTGCATCATTTACATCCTTACAACCCCTGGGCCAGTTAGGTATACTCACGGCCCATCCTAGTGCAACTGCACGATCTATTAATTCAATGCCTGCTTGATCCTGATCAGGAACTACCGTTACTTCTTTACCTAGACTGCGAATCAATCTTGCCTGCAAATCACTTACTGTATTGTGCATTACAGCAAGACCACCAATACTCAATGCATCAAATATGCCCTCTACTACAATAGTATGCTGCCAGTTTTGATGTTGCCAGTCTGTGCCAAATACATAGCCCGGTTGACTGTTGTTAATATACTTAGGCAACCTACCATCGAGAAACCTGCAGGTATAACCTATTACTCTATCTTCGTGAGTAAAAGGTATGATTACATGCGGTCGTGTCCAATGAATACCGTCGTCTTCTGTTTGTATCATTACCGGATAATCTGCGGGAACATGTCGTTGTCTTACATATTGCCAGTATCTGTTTTTTGTTCCATCCTCGTTGTACTTGGGTATAGCCGACAATAATTCAGCAAACGGCGGCAAGTCTTGTTCTTCAAATTTAATATCTGCTAATTTATTAAATACTCGCTGTCGATCGTCCAGTAATCCGGACATGCTACGATGACGCATACTCTCGAGATTTAACTGATCAATTTCTATTTCTGGAACATGTAATAAAGTTAAAAACTTACGAGCTTTAAAGCTCAGTGGGCGACCTAAAATAAAGCTAGCGGTAAATTTGCAATTAAAACAATGCCATCCCCATCCTTGCTCGGTTTGTTTCAGACCACCGCGCTGTCGTTTATCATCACAACACGGTGCGTTTGTTGTGATCCAGCCCGACGGAGTTTTCTTCCTCTTAGAGGGCAGATAATTCAGTATGTCCAGCATTAGTATAGTATAACATAATTGTCACACTCTATCAACGGTATTGGAGGTTAAGAATGTAACCATTGTTGATGAATACTATTGCATTATTACCACTTTGATATTGAATTGGGAAATAGCCAGCACCGCCTGAGATCACTACAATTGGCCCAATTTGTCCGTTGTCCACTGATAAACACTCTGCAGTTGCTCCTGCACCATTACCGAATATTCGGACATTAGGAGGAGCAACATAACCGGTGCCCTGATTGGTAACTTGAATACTTTCAACAGCACCATCAACACTAACTGTGGCCGATGCTGTTGCACCCCAGCCAAGGCTATTGTCAATTGCCATTCTCAGCAATGGGTAATACCCTTCAATGTTCCAGTAATGTATGCCTGACTTGTTACGATAAGTTTCATTTTCAGTTACATCGGCCCAAACAGATTCATAGTCGTTTGCTGCTTGAAATTTAATTGTCCCTGTAAAATGATCTAAATCAAATTTTACAGTTGTTTGCCGCTGTCCGTTTGTGGGAATATGGCTTGAGTAAAACTCAGTTGACTGTCTAGTATTAACAGGTTTTGGTTGTGATGCCCAGTCTGGCCATTGTGCTGGTCCTGGATTTATTGGTTGTTTTGTGCCGTAAATGGTAGGAATAGTAAGCTCGTAACTGGGAATAAATTGCGGTAAAACTGAATCTACTATATCACAATATGCTCTAGCACCGGAGTTTGCATCAACAAATGCTGCTTGCACATAGTCGCCTTGTGTGCGTTGGATGCTGTAACTAGCCGGTTGTGCTGTGATGTTAATTATATCCATATTATTGAGCACTACTTTGACTCGCCCGGTTGCGGCGCTCAGTATGGTCATGTGCTTGTCAATTAGCACTTGATTTCCGGCTTGATTAATCACGCGGAAAGTAAAACTAGAGCCGGTGATGTTTACAGGCTTTTCTTCCTGGTTTATGAATTCGAATAATAGGACATTGTCCACCCCTTTGTTTATTGTAAGTTGTTTTGCGTACATTGGATTATACCTATAAGTGAAGTGCTCGCCGTCACCTGTATTGACTAGTAAAACTTTTGTTGTTTGCTGAAAAAGATAGGCTGTGGTAGAATACATATGAACTATTTAGTTAAAAACGGTTGTGCTTTTTTAAACCGTTTTATTATAACCATAAGTAAATCTGATGGCTAATGATATATTTCAAAAACTGGCGGAAAAATATCCGTTCATAACACTTTGCAGGTATGCAAACGAAGAATATGTTGGTATTGTGCAAAACAAGGATGATGCTGTTACTACAATATACGATTTTGCCCTAGTGCAATCGCTAGAAGATAAAATGTTATTCTTAGAACTAGCCAATACCTGGTGGTGGGAGAGCAATAGAAGCGTTCCTATTAATATCTTTCTCAAAGAAGAGTGGCAACCGTTCCGTTCTACACTTATAACATTTTCCAACAAAGACTTTGAAATTTTACATGGACCAGCATGTAGTTTAATGGATATTGCCCGCAGAAAGAGCAAGCGAAAGAGCATCACTTTGGTCAGGCGACTTGAGTAGCTACCTAGGTCAGTAAGTTCATATGAAGAGCCACTAATACCGCGTAGGAAATTGAGTGAGATTTTTTAAATGTGTACCCCTTGCTGTCATCCCCGTTCCACACTTCAGCGAACACTTCGCCCCAGGGTTTATTTTGTAAATGCGCTTTTCCCGGGCGAATTATAGAAATAAACGCGGCCATCCTCGGTATAGAATCTGGTTTCATACTCTTGAGCAAATCCGTATAATTTCCAATGTGAACCAGTTGCGATGCCCACTTACTATCAGTCCATAGCCTGTCCCAAGGCGGGGGTGTGGCAAGCATTTGTTCGTAGTGTTCTGGGCTCTGAATCAACTTATACACATGCATGTTAAGAAAGTCTAGTTTAAAATAGCCACGTTCTTCTGCTGTTTCATAATCAATTGCAGCACACCCGTTTACGATATCTCTTGGAATTTTTGTTACATAAACACCGCTATTGTGCTTCTTAACTTTCCCGTTGTCAACTTGCCGTGCGGGCACATGCTTGATCAAGTTTAGCACTGTATTTCTATCGGCAAAATCTAGGTCAATATCTGCACTCATACTTTAGTCAATATTGCAATCATTCGCACTTGTTCTTCAGCAAGGCGTAATGCTTCTACAGCGTCGGCTAAAGTTTGATTGGTTTTTGCTCGCTCACACCAGTTTGATTCTTCAACAATGCGATTGTGAACCCAATCTATTGCTGCTTGACTTCTGCCATCTAGTTCTATTATAGGTTGACCAGAACCAGTGAGCATTAGTTGCCACATATTACCATCAAACACTTCCAGACACTGGTTATTGCTGTTATACCGCACCCGACCGGCGTCTTGAGAGGCAGATGACGATATATATGGCCAGGCACCGACCCCGGTGTTGATTATTGTGATTCCGGGGCCACTTGTTATACTTTTTATCATAGTGCTATTATACTGGTTATTACAATGAAGTCAACTTTTCCATTACCAACCAGCTTGGGTTAAAATGTCCTTGGCATACGCATGATCCGCAGGATAGTCTTTAAACTTCTTCTGCCATATATCCGAATCAATGTACGGCCATACCATACCTATTTGTTCCGCAGATAACTCGCTTAAAAACTTTTGACCACTTTCTGAGAGATAAATTACCCATGGACTAATACGCCCTGCTGCTACAGCACATACCATGCCGTTTGTGTTGCCATAACGCAAACAATCATGCGGGGGATTGCTTGTTTTTTCCGACCAGTCAATACCAAACTCTATTGTTCTTGCCAGCGCATCTGCAATGTTTTCAAGTGGTAGGTATTGAATTAGGTATTCGGTATACAGCCTATCGCTTGCCCAATTATCGATTTTCTTGTTGTTCTTTAACAGCCACTCTAAAAACTGTTTTGGGTTTACAGTTCTAGTGTTTACACAATACCTGCCAAACTTTACAAATGCTCTATAGTAAGGGCTGGTGCAAAAGTCATCATAAGTTTTGAGTTTAGCTGATCCTTGTGTCATTTCATAAAAACGAATGTATGCGTGGAGCCCAAGTTGCACTCCGCGTTCACTTTGATCTTGGTGTCGCTTTTTTTGCTCACAAACATGTACCGAAAGGCTGTTTTCTTTTACAAAGTCTCTTTTACAATATTGACACTTGTAAGTCATTTTGTATCGTCGCCGCGATCTTTAAAGTATTGTTTAATTTCTTTGTCTGATACAATCTGCATCATTACTTCAATCTCGTCATCTTTGTATGTTGGATACATTTCTTGCAGTTGTTTTCTTTTAGCACTTGCTCCGGGGGCTTTCTTTTTTGGAGCAATCCAGTTGTGTCTAGGTGTGCCGATATCCGGACTAACTGATGTTGCCATTAACCATTGCAGTTTAGGATGTTTAGACATGCTAAAGAAGTGTTTGTTAAGTCGTTCATTGGTGGCAATCACATAAAACTCTTGCAATTCCCTGCTACCTTCAACTGCTGATCCCCAGCGTATCATGAGATAGTTTGAAAACTTTTTCTTCTCTTCGGGTGTGAGATCGTCGTAGAATGATCTGACCTTGAGGTCAAACATTTTCATCTCGTGCCCGATTGATAATTTTTCAGTCATTTATTTTAGTTAGTTTATACAGCATTATAGCATTAGTAAGAACATCTTGTAAAGAGGGATTTGTTTTTGCTGCATGTCGAATTTCAAACCATAGCTTGTCTTCTTGGAAATTATTAGGAATTGCATCCCACCCGATGGCTTTGCGTGTGCTCGGAGCGGCCCCAAATTCTCTTGAGTAGGTAACACCGTTAGCCCTTTCGTAGATGTAAGTTGTGCCAGGCGTAAGATTGCCCATAACCTAATCCTTTGTCTACCAACTTTTCTCGTAGTCTACAATCTCACAGTTCCGTGAAATGTCCTTGACAAAATATATACAGTCAGGGTCCAGACCATCAGTAATCGGCACAGCAAGTAATTGCCCGTTTTTAAGCTTTGGAGCATACCAACTTACCTCGTGATACACATCAAGTATTTCAATGTCTAAGAAGCTCGGGCGGAAACTAGTTAACGGATTAAACTGAAATACTTTAAACCCTCGATCATTAATGGAAGTCAATGGCAATACTTCCAAATCTCCTACATCAGGTTCACCGATCAACACTTGCCAATCCATGGGCATACGAATCGTATTCTTGCCTATTCGTAGCACAAGAGCCGGAGCGTTAAAACTCTCTAAAAAGATAAGTGGTATAAAGTGATAGTCTGGATCATTTGGGTTAGAGTTATCTAATATGGAAAATCGCATATCGTCGATCTCTTCTGGTAGATGGTCGAGATCATATGAGGCGTTTTCGAGCGTGAGGATTTTCATTCTGTTATTATACAATATTTTTTCTTGCGTGTCAACACCACGCCACAATCTAATGTCCGATGCATTATTTCCCAATTGTTGGCTAACAAAAATATCACAGCTGGTCCACACTTGCCAATCCAGCAATCATTGTGGCAATATGTATCGTCAAACGCCACAACTGCTTTGGCAGTTAAATTAGGATATAACAACATTAACTGTTTTAGGTGTTCAATTTGACACTGTTGATTAGACATTGTTACGCCACGCCCGGCATACTCAGCTTTTTGCTGGTTAATGTTAGCCTGGAATAAGTTCACATCCCATATATAGTCAAAATTATCCAGATACAACACATCAATATCTGTATGTGTCATTGCAAAATTACCTGCCCACTCAATGCCGTTGGACACAACGAATTCTGTATTAGGACATTCCGATTTTAATCTGTCACGAGCATCAGTTAAAACGTCTACCGTTATTAACGTTGTGCTGTGTGAGGCCGCTAGTTTATCTAAGCATGCGGTGCTGCCCTCCCACCGATCCGATCCAATCTCAACAAACTTACCAGTAGTTTTTTCCGGCAAATAATCGCTAATGTGCTGATATATTTTTCCCATTATGTTATTTCTTGTAATCTAATTTAGTAATAGTGTGTTCATATCTAGCATCATTGTAGAATTGTTTTCTCTTGGTCAAATGTCGTTTTGAATACTTACACGATGAAGTTATGTCCCATATTTCAACATGACTTTTGTCCTCACCTTTGCGTAAGCCGCGGCCAATACTTTGAATAGTCCTAACAAAGGATTTTCCGGGTTCAAGCAATACGATATTGTATAAATTAACAATGTTTATGCCAATGGACGCAATTCCGTAAGTGGCTATTATAATTTTGTTACTGTCTGCTGTAACTGATTCATATTCGACCTTTCGAACTTTGGTCTTGGTGTCTCCGGACAAAAACACCACCTCAGGTGCGTCTGGAACAGATTCATACATAATGTCCAGCATGGATTTTATAATAGTTCCTGCTTCAATTCGATCAACTAAAATAAGTGTATTTCCCGATTGAACAATACTAATAATTTTGGTCGCTATATACTGCAATCGTTCTGTGTTTGTTGTTAAAAAGCGTAACTCACTTTGGTAGTCTGCAAATTCCGAGTGATCTCTTAGTTGCATAATGTTTATATGACACTGTGCCAGTACACCAGCATCTTGTAAAGACTTTGCATCCACTGTGCCAACTACATCACCGATGCTAACTTGAAGAGCCTTTGCTGACAGTTCTTCTTTTGGTAATGTTCCGGTCATTGCCCATCTAATTGGCACTGTCGCCATTTCGGCGGTGAGCATTGACTGAAGGGCAGTAGCCTTGATACCGTGTGCCTCGTCGACTATTACGCAAACAACACCTTCAAGAAAATCCGCAATAGTAATCTCAGCCTCACCAGCCTTTGATTTTTTCAACAAGCTGTGCAGACTCTGCCATGTGCAAATAGTGTGAGTTTTTCCAAGTTCTTTCTTGCCCCCGTAATATACCCCAACATCGAGTCCCAGATTAATATAGTCTGCTTCGGTTTGTAAAATTAAACTTTGATTGGGGACGATTACAATCGACCGCCCGTATTTTTCAACAGAATAACTCAGTGCTGCGGAAACAATCGTCTTACCACTGCCAGTTGCAGAAATTACAATTGATTGGGGATTTTGTAAAAGGGCATTTATTAACACTAGCTGATAATCGCGTAGCAGTATAGGTTGGCCTTCATCGTTGTGACCTTTGGGCCATGTTTTGTGTGCAAAAGTTTGTTCTGTTATTTCATCAAATGTAAAAGTTGTCGTATAGGTACGTTGGTCATCAAGTCCAATATCATATCCATCATCGTCTAGTATGGCTATAATTTCCGGGATATCTGGCGCCGGGAATGTCGTACTTAAAGCGGTTGGACAACTTTTTCCGCATCAGCAAATCGAGCCCCAAGAGTCGGCAATTTACTTCGTCCTTAATTTCTATTACGCATTTTTTCATAGTATAGTATAATACACTATTTAAACGTAAAAGTCAAAAAGACAGACACCGTTTTAAGAGTGTCTGTTAAAACTCTGAGCCGGAGCCAACCAATGCCCAGAGTATCTGCTTTCGCAGAATATTATTTTAATAAAGACGTTTCAGCATACCGTTTCCATTTATCCGGAAACGATTTACGCAGGTCGGCCGCCTTAAGAACCGTGCGCAAAGAAATCTCCCGCAACCGATTCTGATTTACCTCGATAAACTCGATTAACTCGTCTACTGTGGCACGGTCGAACTCGTAGTCGTCAAGCATACCATCATATGATAGTTGCTTAATACGCAACATCTTGTCTCGCGTAGAGTCAATGGTTAAGTCAACAAAGTGGCAGCGTGATTGCAGTGCATCCAGGTGATCCTTGAGCTTGCCCCTAACATTTGAGAACTTAATGTTTGAAATAAAGATTACACTGCCTTTGAAGTCAAAACTATCTGGTATGCCTTCGCGGCGCAGAGCACTGGATTCGGCTAACCAGGAAATCTTGCGCTTTTTGCCGGAATCCAGGGCACCTTTTAGCAAGTTCAACGACTGGTCGTCGAGCAAGATGCTGTCGCAGTCATCAAACACAAGAACACAGTTTGGATCACTAAACTTATACAGAGTTTGATACAAGCCAATTGGAGTAGCAGCACCTTTTACAACTTCTGCGCGGAGTCGCTTGCCTGCAAGCTTGTCAAATAAACATGCTTTGTCGATTTCTGTCTCAACACCAAAGCTCTTGCCAACACCCGGAGGTCCTGACACAATCATTGCACGGATATCGCCGCTAATGGCTGCTTTGGTCATTTCACTTAGAATATCAAACCGCTCGCGAATCCGATCCATGGCTTGTTCATCTGTTTCGGCTACGACTTTGGGTGTTTCAACAGTAGCAGTGGAGTCTTGCGTCATTCCGTTAGTATACGCGATGTCAGCAGGATTGTCAACTGCAATACGGATGTTGTTGGGGCATCCAGGAAATGCGCCGTTGTTTTTAACAGTTACATAACCGCCTTTTGCGCCGGTTTGAAATCCTGCTACCAATACAAAAGTTTGATTGGATACTTGCTTGTTGCGATACTTACCGCTGATAATACAGATTGCACTCATTAGTTGGCTCCTTTGAAATGCGGGTTAATGTTTGTTTGTTTAAGTATTAATTATAGCAAATTGTGATTTACTTGTCAAGCAAATAAGTGTTGTATTTGTGCAACATTGTGCATCTCAACATCCCGCTCGACAGTACCGCTATGCATCTCGTAGTTGCCGTGGCATGCAGTGTGATAAAATTCTTGGTCCACGCGGATATCAACGTAGCCAGTGTCGTTGCCGCGATGATCGCTAACGTGGCATATGAGTTTACCAGTGCAAACCTTACCGTTAAACTCTTTCCAGCTTACGGAGGAATCATTGGGAATTTGTGTATGCATTTCAAGTCCTTTTGCTGTTTAAGTATTAATTATACTGCATTTCGGATAAACCGTCAATCAAATAAGTGTTGTTTTTTAGCAACTACTAAAGTATTACATCACGGGCGTTATGCAACTGCTCTGCAGGCACATTGTGATCTGCATATCCTTCTTTAATCATTTCAAAGTAACTGTCACTTGGCAGATTGCTACTGTGTCCAGGTTGCATAAAGTAAGTCACAGCCATTACCACACGGTTTTGATATAGTACTTTTTTATTACAACGGTTGTAGTAGTTCGGGAACCCTTCTAACATGTCCAGGGTTTCGAGACATTGCGGGGTTATTGTCCACAGTACGCCGTCGACATAACTATCTTCGCACTTAGTAACATCAGCATGGGTAGCAAACCGAAATACGTGGTCTAGCAATATTGCACGGCCCTTGACAACAGAATCAGGACAACACTCAGCCATTTGAACACGGTTAGTATTCATGCCATACCCAAAATATAAGATTGCGTTTTCATCCATATGTTTATTATAACAGATATTGAAATAACGGTCAAGTAAACAAAGTTAAACTCAAAGTGTTACGATTTACGTTCAATGTCTTCTTCGTTACATCTTGCGCCGTATTGTATTTCCACCACTCTACAAGGTGTATCGTACGGATTAATAAGTTGGTGCCATTCGTTGACAGGAATACTAATCTCATCGTGTTGTGATAGTTCTTTAGCCGGCAATAGATAACCATTGGGCATCATGCTGTTAACACAACACCGACCCTCTTCTACAATCCAATATTCACTGCGCTGTTTGTGCCGTTGCATACTCAATGCTTGCTCCGGATTAACAGTAAGTTCCTTAACCTTCATGCCCGGCACTTCATGCAGCACACGATAGTATCCCCATATTCGTTCTGTCTTGGGCGCTTTCCATTCAGTTAAAATCCAGCTGCTGGAGTTCTTTTTATCATGTCCCCCGACGCCAAACGCAAACTCCACGTCGTCAAATACTATTTCTGGAATGTTGTCTATAGAGCGGTCGCCACCGTTCGCAAATACAATAGAATCGTGTGGATATTGAGCACGGACTATTCGAATTGCATTACATGCTGAATCATCGCTGTCATCAAATGCAATTACCTGGTCAACAGATCTTAGGTTTTCTAGGATACATTTACGTTCTGCAAATGGCAGAAATGCCCGACCCTTCTTACGAACAAGCCAGGCATCTGAATTAAGTGCAATAATTAGATTATCACCTAATTGCCGTGCAGCGTTTATGTAGCTGATATGTCCAGAATGGCAAGGATCGAATCCTCCGGAAATGATTACTGTTTTCATGTTGGTTATTTTTACTGTTTATACGGTAAAATCTTCCATTCCGGCGCATTTAAGTCTCACACAATGACCCAACATAAATGACTTCGACTCTAACCCCTTCATTACGCCAAGAAATCGATTTCGTAACAATGCAACTTCATTTATTAATGTTTCCATGTCAATGACGTCGTCAATTCCATCAACGTATTTTTCGGCGTCCCTGCTTGTTAATGCGCGAGCATATCCTTCGAGAAATTTCTTAAAATGTTTGGTACGAAGTTTCCGTAATTGTATGTTGAGATAATTAAGTACTGCTTCGACCTCCTGTAATTGATTAAAACAGTGCTCGGTAATACCCGGTAGAGCTGTAATATTTTTTTCCACTACACCACTAATCTTACAATACTTTTTGGCGGTGTCCATCTCATTTTCGTAGTAAGTTACAAAATCTGGGATGGCGTCAAGACTGGCTACAATTTTACTATACCACATATTCTAACTCATGTTGTAAACAACGACAATCACCAATTAATTTTCCCACTCTTCGTCTTCGTTGTAATCTGAGTCGACATCCTCTGTCTCCTCTTCATCATCATCAATGTGATCGTCTTTACCAAGATATAAAGCTAACGCACTTTTAATGTCACTATCACCCTTAAAGGCAGCACGAATATCTTCCACATTCGAATCGTTATCCATTAAAATTTGAATTACGGTTACTGCTGCCTCGGAACGATCCACGGTGTTTACATATCGTTTAAGTTCGCCCCATATTTCTGCTGCTATTGTTTCGTTCATTCTGCATCCTCCTCTACAATACTAGCTACCGGCTTATGATTTTCAAAATCTCCCATAACTGTGTCAAGACAACCGTCATCGTTCTTTTCCCAGGCCTTGCGGAACTTCTTAATAATCTCACCTTCGCTGGTGGTAAACACCAAGCTATTACCTTCACGTTTAAGTAGACCTTTTTTCTCAATTAAGTCAGTTAATCCAGAATAAAGACTCATACCAGTCAAATATGGAATCTTAACTTGCATCCCCTCAAACGGTTTTGCATAGCGTGTTTTCATTACTTTACAACCAGCACGGATGCCCGTTACATCGGTTATCTTATTACCATCTTCATCTTCTTTAAGCTTCATCTTTTTCATTGCAACAACAATAGAAGATGCATAAATGAAACCTTGCCCACCGGAGATTTTGTCATCGGGATCAAACATATCTTGACTTGCGTATGTGTGATTAGTACAGACTAACCCTACATTGTAACTGCCAAACATATTAACCGTATTACGAACAAGTGATGTTAGTGCTTTTGGTTTTCGACCCATGTCGCCCTTCATCTCGCCCGCATTAAATTGATTAACATCGGTTGGGGTTAACAACATACCCAACGAGTCGATTACCCACAGAACTTTCATGCGATCTTCTACGGGAAGCTCCTTGTAGTCTGCCATAAATGTAGAAATAGCTTTAGCAACATCGTCGATCATGCTCATGTTAAGTTTAAGTAACTTTTCGGGGCTGGTGTCTACCCCTAGTGCATGCAGCCATGATTCATCTAGTGCATTCTCTGTATCAATTAGAATAACATAGATACCTTGTTCTTGTGCATTTTTTACAATGTTACCAGCACAAATAAAACTTTTACCGGCACCGGATTCACCTGCAAATACAGTGACTTTACCTAACGGAATGCCATTGGTAAATGACCCACTGATAAGATAGTTTAAAGCATAGTTACCAGTTGATATCCAATCTGTTGGGTCGTGAAATCCAATGCTCAAGCCCTGTATACTCTTTGTTATGTCTTTTCTAAATTTGCTTATATCAAATGGTTTTGCCATGATTTTTTCTTTTTAAATGTAATTGTCTTCTTGCGGCCATAATAAAAAAGTATGGAAGCTTCCTCCCATACTTAATTTACATTACTGCTTGTTCTGACGGGCCCGGATCATAGCCAAGATGTCTTGAGCATTGCTACTCGCTGCTGGCTTTGTAACATCTGCTGGTGCGCCATGTGGTTTTCCAGTTAAACCAGTACTAGTAGCCAGTGCAGGGCGTTGTTCCACTGCTGTATCGTCGGCAGTATCAGGACCCAGCCGCTCGGGTGCATTAACACCAGCTGGTCTAAAGTATTTACCCCATCGCTCGGTGTCGTATGGATGACCATCAACACTTGCTTCGAACATCTCTTTAATGACCTTAAGAGCAGCTTCATCTGGCTTCTTGGGCAAGAATGAGCTCAAGTCGAACAACCCGTGTGCCTCAATACTTGCTTGTTCAGCTTCGGTCAATGCTGATTCTTTACGAGCCCACTTAGAAGTGTTGTAATCAGCAAAGCCACCTTTTTGTGTCTTGGAGATACGGAAATCCAGACCACGCAAGTAGTCTGTTGGCATTTCTTCCAACTCTGGATCCATCAACGCACTTTTGATCAAGGTGAACAACTGTGGTCCAATGATGAACTTGCGAATAGGATTCTCTGGCGGCTTGTCGTCTGCAAGAGTGTTCTCGCGCACAAAACCTTGGAACAAGTAACTGCGCTTTTTCCAATACTTGCGACCCATTTCTTCAAGGCTCTTGTCCTTGAACCAATTGCGCACTTCTGCCAATACCGGGCAAGGATCTCCCCACATCTCAACACATGGCACTTGCACGGTGATTTGTTTAGAATCCATTTCGCCTTTGATCCCATTGAAAGGTAGCCGAATCATTGCGCGTTCGA